AATAAATATTCAGATGGCTACATATAAAGGAAAGTTTACACCAAAATATCCTGAGAAATACAAAGGAAATTTGAAGAATATTACCTACCGCTCAAGCTGGGAAAGAATTCTTATGAATTATTTGGACAATTCTCCAGCTGTATTGGCATGGAATTCTGAAGGCGTGGTGATTCCTTATATTTCACCGGTAGATAATAAAAGACACAGATACTTTGTGGATTTTTGGGTGAGGTTGAAATCATCGGATGGCACAATTGTTGAAAAGATGATTGAAGTGAAACCACATAAAGAAACGAAACCACCAAGAAAATCAAAAAATAGAAGAAGATATTTGGAAGAATGTAAAACATTCGCCGTCAATCAAGCAAAATGGGCAGCGGCAAAAAAGGTTGCCGAAAGAAATGGAATAGAATTTATAATTATGACTGAATATGAACTGGGGCTAAAGACAAGAAATGCCAAGATTTAATATAAAGGGAGCGTTATCGTCATTAGGTAACTTGAAGAACGTATCCGTGCAACAGTTGGCCAAAGATGCTGTCAGTTGGTTCGGAAAGAAAACACGTGCCTCAATGATGAACGATTTTGAAAAGGTGTCTGTTCCAGAACTCGGCAAAATGTATATTTTCGGATATGATGCAAAGTACAAAGACACATTGCCGTATTGGGACGCCTTCCCATTGATTATTGTTATCAAAAAACGCGGAAATCGTTTTTGGGGACTAAATTTGCATTATCTTCCGCCAACACTTCGCCTACGATTCTTGTCTAAACTGATGCAATATACTAACAATAAGAAGATGAATGCTTCGACACGATTTAAGTTAACCTATACTTTTTTGGCCGGCGTATCCTCATTAAAAGAATTTAGGCCGACGATTCATTCATATTTGTATGATCATACTCGAACACAATTTCATTTGGTAAAACCTGAAGAATGGAAATATGCCGCAGTGTTGCCAATTGCCAAATGGAAAGGCGCTGGTCCGTCAACTGTGTACAAACATTCTAAGGAGATGCTATAATGGGATTCAATTCTTTAGCCGATACGTTGCCGATCAGTGACCCAACTGCGGCAATGCCAAGCCTTAACGGCGTTATCTATGATGCAGGTGGATTGCTGCCTGGCGGATCTCCTAGATCAACAAATGATGTGCTAGGTATGGTTGAACGCGAATTCCTACAATTAAAGAGCAAAGTTCTTCCAGCAGGCCTGGCCGTTGCATTTCCGCTAAATGGACCGAAGAGAGAATTGGGTTCTACTATTAAAGGTAGCGCCGAGTCCAAAAATTCTACTAATGATGAGATGCAACACAAAACAAATGTATATGTGTATTCATCTAATATCGGTATGCAACATGTTGCTCGCGTAAAAAATACTGATTTTGCGAAAGATGTTATCGGATTTATGTCTCAGTATCAAGATGGTTTTGCTGCTCCAACCAGATATGCGGTATTAATTACGCCACCTGACAAAATTTCCAATCAGGTTAGGCAATATGATCGTTTGGTTAGTATGTCATGTAAAGAAGCAACTCTCCCAGAAAGAGCATTTGCTACAACTGAAGACCGTCGCGGCAAACCAAATATTATCAAAATGCCATATGATATGATTTATGATGATGTTACTTTTACATTTTATTTGTCCAATAATATGAAAGAGCGTATTTTCTTTGAAGAATGGATGAATGCTATGTATGATAAGAAAACCAATTCATTTGAATATTATGATAATTATATTAGTGAAGTAAAAGTTATGAAATTGGATTTTAGCAACTCAATTGTTAGAACATATATACTACACGAAGTATATCCGGTTTCGCTTGGTGATGTTTCATTATCATATGATGCTGAGTCAAGTTTTAGTACTTTTACCGTGACATTTACATATAAGGATTGGACAGTAGAATAATGAGTGACGAAAAGATTACCAGTTTACCAAAATTATCAACGCCAACATATGAGACAACTCTGCCTTCATCCGGCAAAAAGATCAAATATAGACCTTACCTGGTTAAAGAAGAGCGACTATTATTGATTGCAAGTGAATCTGATGATGCGGATGAAACATCAATCATGAATCAGATTGTTTCCAATTGCACGTTTGGTAAACTGAACATTTTTGATTTGGAAGGAGTTGATTTAGAATGGCTTCTTTTACAAATTAGAATCAAAGCAAAAGGCGCTGATGCAGAAATTGTTTTGGAATGTTCGAACAAATTGGATGATGACTCTGTTTGTGGTCATAGAACAACTACAACAGTTGATCTAAATAAAGCAATCAAATGCAAAACATTGGAAGATACTGATAAGGTTATAATGTTTGAAGACGAAATTGGCGTCAAAATGCGCGCCTTGACTTTCAAAGAAATTGAGGAAATCGAATCATCACTCAATACGCCAACAGAAATTTTATTTGAGAAAATTGTTAGAAGTATTGATATGATCTTCTTTGGCGAAGATGTGTGGAAATCCTCTGAAGTTACTCGTGAAGCACTATATGAATTTGTGGACAATCTACGCGAAGAATATTTTGCTAAATTATTTGAATTCGTCAACACTACTTCTGCCATTGCTGTGGAAATTGATTTTGAATGCGAGAAGTGTAAATTCAAAGACACTATTAAGTTTACGGACTTAGATGATTTTTTCACGTATTTGTGATAGATGATACCCTATCATCGTTTTATAGAATGAATTTTGAATTGACATATGAACATAACATATCAATGAGTGAACTATATGATATGATTCCGTGGGAACGAGAAATCTATTATTATATGGTTCTGAAGCGTGTACAAGAAAAGAACTCGGAGCAACAATAAAATGTTAGGAACTGCTAACGCGCCAATATACGGAAACGGCTCAAATTTTGAACGCATGGTAGAGAAAACCGCTGGTGTTGGAACAGCTGCATTCATCAAAGCAGATGTAACAATGGGCAGATTGGAATCTCGCATTGACGACCTGCGATCTATTGCATCTGAAGATGACCAGACCTCTGCTATGCAACTTAAACTGCTTGAGACAATATCAAAACAGTTAGGCGATATTCGAAGCACTGAAGACGGATCTAGGGAAGAACAGAAAACTGCATTATTAAAATTGCAAGTGCTCCAACAGGAATTGATTTCTGTTACAGATTCAACTACACGAGAATTGCTTCAGGAGCAGATCACCGTATTGAAGGAAGGATTGCAGAAAAAGACGTCTTTCAAGGAAAGTCTAAAAGCAGGCGCTGCGACAAAAGCTCCTGATATCGGTCGTGCAATGGGATTATTTTTTGCTGATTCCCCATTACTCGCCATGATGGCCGCTGGTGCCGGTAATAAAATTGGAAAGTTTTTGTCAAGAAAATCTGGAGCAGCAAAGTCAACCAAATCCAATATTGCTAAAGAATTGTATAAAGCACAACTAGAATCTGATGTCAAACCGAAAGCGGTTGGGAAAACTGGGACAGGAGACGTAGCAAAAATCATATCCAAAGAATTGATTGAATCTAAAGACCCATTGCCGGTAAAGATTGTTCAATTGGAAGAAACTCGTCGCGAATCGGCAAGAGATTCTTTGCGCAAAGAAACACAAATTCACCGCGCCAAGAAAAAGGAAGAGAAGAAATCTGGAATTTTGGGTGCAGCTGGGATGTTTGCAGCTAAGCTTCTCGGCAAATTTGGAAAGATTCTTGGTTTATTGAGCGGTATTGCTGGCGGTATTGCAACTCTGTTAGGCAAAATGAGAATTCCTGGTATTAGTACCAGCAATAAACTAACCCCTATTGGAAATGAGACATTGCCGCCAAATGATAAATCAGCAAAAGCCAAAAAACCAAGTATCTTTAAGAAGTTTGCCGCTGGTTTAGGTAAGATTGGGGCAAAACGATTGGCTATGGCACCGTTGGCCGCGGCCGCGGGTCCAATTGGAGGATTGGCTCTATTGGGGACAACGTTATATGATGTTGCTAGTTTAACATCAGATTTAATGAAAGATACCAATGCTGATAAAACGATGCCCGCGGCACAAATGCCAACCAAAATCAATAACGCCAAAAGGACAATTGAGAAAAGTAATTCATTAAAAGAAGCAACAGCCGCCGCAGCTTCTCCTATTAATAATTCAACGACTGAAGGGCAAGTAAATGTCAATACTGTCGCACCAACTACAATTGTTAACAAATCCACAACAAATAGAGTTGATGCTCCATTATCAAATGTAGAAACATCGTTTAGGACATCAACATTGGCCGCAGGTATATAAAACAAAAAAGGGGAGCATATGCTCCCCTTTTCCAAAGTGACATGAATGTCTTTATACTCCGCCTTCAGCAAGCTTCCGGAACATTGCCATTGGATCTTCATCATCTGAAGCCGATGGTGTTGCTGCTGGTGCTGCCTTTGGCGCATCATCATGCCATGGGACATCATCTGCCGCTGGAGCAGATTCCTGCTTTGATGCGAATTTTGGCGGAGCCATTGTTGGTGCATCTTTAGACATTTCGTCAGCACTACGTGATACTACAGGTGCATTGCCGAGTGCCTTCTGAAAACGCTCTTTGATCTGATCATATGACTTGAAGCGAACTTCGCCGCCGGCATTCTCTGGATATAGTACTTCCTGAAGCTTATATTCGCTGCGCCAAATACGCTCTAACTCAGTGTCATCATCAGAGATAGCAGTAGGTGCATCAAATGTTGACTTATCGTAGTTGATATTGCCTTCGAATTCACGAATCTTCAGACGGAAATTTGCGCCTTCCCACATATCAAATGGGTTAATTGCTACTTCATCATCAAACTCAGGATACATTGCTGACTTGATCTTATCAAAAATCTTTACGCCAAAACGGAATAGGAATACCTTTCCTTCGTTTTCTGGGTGCTTGCGATCTTCAACAACCAAGATGTTTGCAACGAATCTCTTCTTACGCTTACGACGACGAACAATTTCCTTATCTGATTCAATACCAGAATTCCATAGCTTACTGTTTGCTTCGCAGACAGGACAATCCTTGCCGATTGTTGTTAGACAATCTTCAATGAACCATTTGCCGTTTTCTTTGAAACCGTGGGAGAATTCTGTGATCCAAGGTGAATCTTCACCTTCTGCTGGTGGTAGGAATCGAATGATTGCTGAACCATTCTTATTTTCATCTAGTTCTGGGTAATAAAAGCGTTCGTCCTTATTACCGCTACCGCCTTTCTGTTCTGCATCGATTCTTTTCTTAAGAGCATCGATAGAAGTGCGGTTTCTTTTCATCTTTGAAAAAGCTGATGTTGCCATTTTTATTTTCTCCTTGCCTTTATGCGGGATTCACCCTATTCTTGGCTATTTGTTTTTGTCATGTAGACAATATTATTTATACATTTTTAACGAAAATGTTTTGCATAATTTGCATAAATTTCTTTTCGTCAAATGTAATAAATGATGAGTATTTGATTATCTTCAAATCCCATCGGTTGAACACAAAATCCTCAGAAAATTTCTTTTGAAAGATTTTGTGAAACTGTAGAATGCGATCCATTGTAATATATGTTTCCAATGAAATATAATCTTGAATTAGCAATCTGAAAATGATTGGTTGTTTGTTATCTTCTATTCTAAAAAGATCATCAAATTCCAAGTTTCTTGATTCCAAAAATTCTTGAATCATTCTCATTTCATTTGAAACGAATTCAGTGTATGAATTCATTCTCTTTCGCCAAGCAATAAACGCGTCATAACATTCATTGTTCAAAACCAAATTGCCAATCCATAAATTTTCGTTTGCGACGAAATTTGCGACAAACATCGCGATGATTTTGCTTTTTGGCTGTTTTGCTAATTTTTCAAAAAATGCCTTATCATTGCGTTTATCGTATGATGAACGTTTGACGTTTCTTGGTCCATATTTGAAGTAATCATACTTTCTATTATTGAAGTGAAGCTTAATTCCTATATAGATGCGATATACTTCAAATCCTGTAAGCATTATTCAAAATTGAGTTCACCGTGAAATTCAATTCCGCTTTTTTCATTTAATAGATTTAGCTTAGATGCTTCGACCAATAACTTCTCCATTAGCGGTTTTGAAATGTATGGGCCAACGGATTCATGTGGAATTTCCAATTGTACGCACATTTCATTAACTGCATCCAAATATGGCATATTTTCTTCGGTGGCCAATTTTTCAACCATCTGTGAAAACATTGATTTTGACATAGACAAAAAACTTTCTGGATCAATATCAGGAGTCATCGAATACCTTCATTAGTGTTTTTGTTTGACTGATTGCGTCATCAAGAGCATTATGATATGTGCCTGATCTGTCAATCTTTAAACCAAACATATCAAACACGGTGCGGGTGCAACGAACGTTCCAAAATTTCCAAGGAACTTCCAAATCGCATTGATGATATGCATAGCTCAAAATTGGTTCATCAAATGATGCGCCGTGACACCACAGATAGTCGATGTTATTCTTCTTGAACCATTCTGAAAACAGCGCCAATGTCATACAAATATCAACCGCAGTTGGTGAATTTGCTTCGGCCAAAACTTTTCGAGCTTCTTCTGATTGATTTTCCCACCATGCTAAAGTATCGGCGCTGATGCTCAGACCGCGATGCACGCAAGACTTTGCATCAATTACATAATAGAACTTATCAAGAATTTCACCATCTTCGTTGAATGCACAGGCACCAATTGATAGGATATGCGCGGTTGGAATTTGATCTAATGTTTCCAAATCAACCATACAGTGTATTGCCATAATGTATCTCCTTATTAGTGTAATTCTATCATAGATTGATATGAATGTCAACCATTATCTTCGCTGATGCCAAATACCTGTTCATATAGACTTAGTAGAGCATCGTTCTTCTGTTCAACGAGTTCCTTGTTCTGCTTGTGATAAATTCTAGCAAGCTGACGTACCCATACAGGTTTAATATCAACCTCTTCCTTTAGCGCATTTAGTGCTTCCTTTTGAAAATCGCGTTCGCCGTCAATACGAGCCATGGAATTTGCGATTTCCTTAGCGCATGCTCGAATCTGCCGAATGTCACTCTCACTATGAATTGCTGGTGCTGTTTCTTCTAACATAATGTTATCTCCTTATTGAATATGATCGGTGTATTCTATTATAGATTAAGACAAATGTCAATAATTTATTTTCTCCCAAATCTATAACGTTCTGGATTTTCTGTTACAAATTGTTCCGCTTCAGATTTTGGGATGCGAATTGCTTTTTGATAGACTCCCGTTCATTACATTGTTGTATGATTTTTTGATGCTTTCTTTAAGGTCTTCATCATCGGTTGCTTCCAATAAAACTTTATAGTGTTCAGATGAAAGCAAAATGAACCGGTTCAGGATATTCTCAAATGTCTTTTTTGTTCCGACAAAAAATAATTTTGAAAATTTCAATTCTCTCGCGATAAAATATAAAACTGCATTTTGCATCCCATAAAAAGATCCGATTGCTGCCAAATTATAGGTTGCATCTTTTTTGTTATTTCTTAAATCTTCTGTTGCATTTAAAGCAAACAACACGTGCGCTTTACATATCCTAGCAATATACAAAATTCTATCAGCAACAGCGTTGGCTCTGGCAATCAATAGAAATGTTACACAAATCACAAAGATTGCTAAATTATAATCAAAATTCATTTATAATATCTCCTATTCTCATCGGTTGCATATTTGGCAGTTGTTCGATTGATACACACCGTGACCATTTGTGCTCTACTTTTAAAGAGTGCACATGGCCATGAATATAATTGGCCTCGCGCGGATCAATAATTTCACTAACTGCTTCGCGAAGTGTTAGTACTCTTTTATATTGCCGTTCGTTTTCAACAGTATGCTTATCTGGATTAATGATCGGATAATGCGAAAACACAAAAACGCCGTCTAATCTAATCCAAATGATGGCAGAAATTAAAGGATCGTCGTATTCGCGAACATATGGGCGCGCGTCATTGACCTGCAATTGAATACCGCGAACAGGCGTCATATTTCTCATTTCATAGGTATGTGGCTTGCGATCATGGTTTCCTAGAATAATATGTTTCTTGCCGCTTAGATTATTAATTGATTCTTCTATTCCGCTGAATGCAAAATCACCAAGACACAGAGATTCTTCCTCGCCAACTACTTCATTAATCCTATCAGCCATCCACGATTCATGATTGTCGTAACCACGAACAAGCATATCCTCTGCCCTACATGGACTGAATGCAAGAATTCTTTTGTGGTTGAAATGTGGATCAGAATAAATCCAAATATCATCGTGAAGTTTCAGCATTGGTCATCCTGTGTTTTCTATTATAATACCTACGCAACAGATACGATCTGATTAAACTAATGAGCGTAAAGTAAAGCGCAATTTGAAAATTTTCATACAGTTCAATATGAATATCGAACATTGGGAAAATGATTATCTGGCTTCCTACTGCGACAATAAATCCGATCAAGATGTTGTTTGCAGATTCAATAAATGACTGCATTTTTGTTTGCATTATACTGCTACCTTTCCTTTAATTGCGGGATGATGCTTGTACCCAACAAGCTCAATGTCTTCATATGTAAAATTCAAGCAATCTACATTTGGATTCAATTTGAGATCAGGCAATTCATATAAATCATGCGCACGCGAAAGTTGTTCGTCTACTGCATCAAAATGATTTTCGTAAATATGACAATCTGCTCCTGAGAACATCAGCATCCGCGGTGTCATTCCAACAACATGCGCAACCATGTGAAGCAGCAACGCATAGGAAGAAATATTAAATGGAAGCCCCAAAAATAAATCAACTGATCTTTGGTTCCAAATCAAGTTCAGTTCATTTCGTTTGTGGGAATCATTCCATGTTGTAACAAACTGAAACGAATAATGACATGGTGGTAGTGCCTGTTTTCCTTTGGCTACATTTTCAGCAAAAGATAGATTGTCATCTGGTAAAAGAACAGGATTCCATGCAGATACTACGAGTCTGCGATCATAAGGATTTGTCTTTAGTTTATCAATAACATTCTGCAACTGATCTATTTGAAAACAACTAACCTCATTAAAACCAGTATCATGTTGGATTGCTATATAAGAAGGGAACTTCCTCCACATCCGACCATATACTGGGCCGAGATTCCCATTTTCATCAGCCCATTCATTCCAAATGCGAACACCTTTTTGCTGAAGATATTCAATATTCGTTTCGCCAGAAATGAACCAAAGCAATTCATGAACAACTGAAGGCCAATGAATTTTCTTTGAAGTTAGAATTGGGAAGCCGTTTGTCATATCAAACTTTAGTGTATGACCAAATGAAGCTTGTGTATTGATTCCAGTTCTATTTGGTTTCATAGTTCCATGATTGCGAACTTCGCGCAATAGGTTCAAGTATTGCTTCATTAAATTTCTCCAATTGCTCGGCGCAGCTTGTCATACGCCTTATGATATTTTTGTAGACGCGCAAAATCTTTATCACGAAGACCCTTCATGCGGAAGATCTTTGAATTGTGCTCCAAATCGGCCATCTTTACCAATGCAGCATTTCGGCAGATACTGATCCGATCAATGTATTCATCGTAGGATTCATCCTTATGCGTTAAGAGATTAAGTTCTTCGACAAATGCATTTGAGAATCCTTCTGACCTTAAAATATCTGCAGTGACATCCGGGCAATCTTCGAGAACATCATGCATAACGCCGAGAGCGCCAAGATGCCAGTTTTTCGGGTGTTCTTTGAGAAGCTTGTTCATGACCCACAACGGATGTAGAATATACGGAACACCGGATTCATCAATTTGGTTCAAATGCGCTTGAGTTGCAATGGTGATTGCTATGGATAATTGTTCAGCTTTCATAATCAATTCTCCTTCCCAATGGCACCAATATATTGATCCTTATAGTATACAAAAAACCGTGACGCGTCTTCAGCATGATCGTCGTTCTTGACACTATACCCACACGCAAAAACAAACCGAAGCACTCTTTCAAGTGTATTTGTGTATGTTCCCTTATTGCATTTGAACTTCCACATAATCAAATCTCCTTCCGTCGATATGGAAATTCTATCACAGATCTTCTAGGATGTCAACGGTTCATATCTCTTTCGTAACTCATTTTCTGTGAGCAGGCCTGCATCATAACATCATGTCCGATTTCATCCCACAATACATCGAGCATGGCCTTTACATAAAATATCTTGTCTTGATCTGTAATCGGTTCTCCCCAACCCGAAGAACATGCAATAACAGTTGCACCTGATCTTTCGATTGCGCTGATGGCAGCATTACGTGGTGGAGCATCAAAGCCAAGCGGCAATACTTCAGCGTCAACCAAAATTTCACATTTCCATTTCTTTAAGTTCATAAGTTCCCCTAATTAGTTTTCTTTGTGATTCTTGCCCATAAAGAAGGTTCATAATATTTGCCATCTACGCAGACTGTATTGCGCGCCGAAATGCAATCTTTGTAATCAATATATGAACCATGAACCGGATCAAAGCATTCTTTTGCTACTTCAGGATGTGCACACATATAACCAGAATATTCAAACCATTTATGATGCTTACATTTTGCACAGGCTACCTTCTTAGTCATCTTTGTTCTCCAAAAGTTTTGTGGCAGACTCCAAATGTTTCCATGCATTAACAAGTTCATCCAACTCATCAAAATCAAACCGAAGCGATACCATATCGGATGCTGCATTGGAATATTGTTCAATGACTAAAAATGGGCCGCCGCCTTCATCTTCAAGTTTCAATGTAGTTGCAGAGTCATCAAATATATCGGTTGCTTTGTCTCTCAAAAGTGTTATGGATGTAGTGATCATCATTTTATCTGTCCCCCATTTGTTGTAAATTCGCATGGAGCAACACCATCAACACGCCGGCACAATACTTTCCAAATAGCTATTGCAAGATCGGAACCTGGAAAACTGTCATCTGTTTCGGTAAGAAAATGATATTGTTTTTCAAGAGCAGATAGCGCTTCTTTATTTACTTTTATAAAATCAGAACTCATTATCGCATACCTCAAACCAGAATACTCGAGCCTTCTTACTGATCTCTCCACCGACATCTTTGGCACATAGACCGTTTTTTGTTAGCAGATCGGTTTCTTCTTCAAGAATATCAGACACAACCCAGCGAAGATAATCGCCAGTGGTTTTACGACTAATTTCAAGGCCACGTTCTTTCATTACGGAAAGACCTTGTTCAAGTCGATTCTCGGTGACGGTTGCTTCGACGAATTCGCGCACGCTGTTCAGCTTTTCAACATCAACGGAAGCAAGCTTCTTAACTTTGGTGACGGAATGTTTCTCGCCCTTCACCTTGAACCAAAACGTACTAGAAAAATCTTCGGTTGATTGCCACACAACGCCTTCACCAATCCCACTGACGCCAAAATGTTTGGCAACAGGGCATTCCTTTTCAACCTCAAGTGTGATTTCTTGTAGCTTCTCCGTTGCTTCTTCCGGACGTTCAAAGTCAATTTCAAGTTCGTATGAGGGAAATTGACTAATAAAAT